CTAGTGGAACAATTACAACCACTCAAATAGCAAATAACACTATTGTAGATGGTGACATATCGAATAGCGCAGCTATAGCGTTTAGCAAGATTAATGCTTCACTTGCTATTGTAAATGCTGATATATCAAATAGCGCAGCTATTAGTGGTTCTAAAATAGCTAGTGGAACAATTACACGCGATAGACTATCACAAAATGCTCTAACTGTTTTTACACTTCCTGAGATAGGTTCAGGTTCCGCCTTTATCCATTTAGGTACTTTTAATACTACACAAGACGGACAATCTTTATATATTAAAATTGTTGCTAAAGGTGGATATAATGCTATAGTCGGACAATCTCAAGTAACTCATCTTCATTTTTTGACTTCAAACGGAACATCATCTCAACCAGCAACTAGTAATCAAGGAGCAGGTATGGGATTATTATATGGTTATGCAAGAGCATGTGTTATAGATGGTTTAACTGATGAATATCTCGCACCTCAATATATAAGAATCCGCGAAACAGGGGCAAGCAACAAGACCCAATTTAACATATTTGGATTTTTCGGACCTTTTACGGGAAATGGATCATTTTATGAGATTTTAACTTCTTCTTCTAATAGTTGGACAAATGCTGGCGGCTACTATTCTGACTGGTTGCCTACGTGGACAGGCGGAACTTATATTGATATAGTACCAACTACTATTACTAAAGCAACACTAGGACTTGCTAATGTAGATAACACAACTGATTTATTAAAACCAGTAAGCACAGCAACACAAACACAATTAAATTTAAAAGCTAATCTTGCTAATCCTACATTTACAGGAACAGTTGGTGGACTTATTAGCATAAGTGGCAATATAATCCCTTCTTCAGGCGATAACTTTAGATTAGGAGATGTAAGTAAAAATTGGAGCAACGCTTATATACGCGATATAAGCGCCACCAATATTAGTATAAGCGGTAACATAATTCCGTTAGACACAAGTAGGTGTGATTTAGGTTCTTTGTCAAGGCGATGGCGCAACATATACGTTAATGACTTAAGCGTTACTAGAATTAATGGACAAGTGTATAGTGCTACTACTGCTATTGATCTTACTTCAGTTAGTGGTCATATAATCCCTTCTTCAGATGTTACCTTTAAATTAGGAGATGTAAGTAAAAATTGGAGTAACGCATATATACGCGATATAAGCGCCACCAATATTAGTATAAGTGGAAATTTTATATTAAATATAGGCGGAACAATGTCCGATATAACAGATACATTTAATAACTTAGGTAATACTTTTAATGATATAACAACAAGTATATCTGATATAGATTCTAAAGTTATAGATTTATCAAACAATAAAGCTAATATTGCTAATCCTACATTTACTGGACTTATTAGTATAAGCGGTAACATAATTCCTTTATTCGATATAAGTTCTGATTTAGGGTCGGAAACAAGTAAATGGCGCAACATATATGTTAATGACTTAAGCGTTACTAGAATTAATGGACAAGTGTATAGTGCTGGTGGAGGTGGTGGCGCTGCGATTGACCTTACTTCGGTTAGTGGCAATATAATTCCTTCTTCAAACAATAACTTTAGATTAGGAGATATAAGTAGAAATTGGAGTAATGCTTATATACACGATATAAGCGCGTCAAATATTAGTATAAGTGGAAATATAATATTTAGCGTAAGCGGAGGTTCTATGAGAATAGGAGCTGATGCAAGTAATTTTAGTATAACTACAACTCATAGGTTATATCAAAATATTAGTGGAGGCATATATGACTTAAGTTGGACTGCTGTAAATGGTTATTATGGATTGGCAAAAGATGCTTATCCAGGTTTAAATCCGTTATCAAACGGAGTAAAAGCAGTTCAGACATGGACAACAAGAATTATACCGACAGATGTATATACAAATGCATGGACAAGTATATGTTGGTCGCCTGAACTTGGAATATTTGTTGCTGTAGCTAATAATGGAACTACTAAAAGAGTAATGACTTCCAAAGATGGTATAACTTGGACTGCATCAATAGCTGTAACCAGTGATAATAGTACTTGGACAAGTGTATGTTGGTCATCTCAACTATCTCGTTTTGTTGCTGTTGCTCCAAGCGGTACTTTTAATGTAATGTATTCTAGTAATGGATTAATTTGGAATGGGACTATAAGTGGTGTAGTTGCTAACAATTGGAATAGCGTGTGTTGGTCTCCTGAACTTAGACTATTTGTTGCTGTTGCTTCAAGTGGTTCAAATAGAATAATGACTTCTTCAAATGGAATAGTTTGGACTCAGCCTAGTCAATTAGTTCCTACTAATTCATGGACTAGTGTATGTTGGTCGGCCGAACTGAAAATTTTTGTAGCTGTTGCATCTAATAATAGTGGAGTAATGTATTCTTATAATGGATTTGTATGGAATACAACAAGTATTGGTGTACTTGCTAATTCATGGACAAGCATATGCTGGTCTCGTGAATTAGGATTATTTGTTGTTGTTGCTTCAAGTGGAACTAATAGAGTAATGATTTCATATAATGGAATAGTTTGGACACCAATAATTATAAATGATAGCAATAATTGGTCAAGTGTATGTTGGTGTCCACAACTTGAATTATTTATAGCTGTTGCAAGCAATGGTTATATAATGTATTCGTCAAATGGAAGTACATGGATAATAAAAGATGCTGCATATAATTATTTACCTAAAATAAGTAGTACATCTAGTACACAATTATCTATTACAGGTTCTAGCATTGGTATTCAGGGTTTAGGGTGGAATATTGATATAGCTCAAGATGTTAATATTGCATTAATTACATCATATTATTTTAATCAAGACGTTGGTGGTTCATTATATGTTCAAGATATATGTGGTACAAGTCTTGTGCAAGGACTAGTACAATTAACTGGCGCGGGACAAACAGGAACCAATAAAATCGGCCATAGTGCTTCAATTACTAATGATGGTATGTATGTAGTAGCTCCAACAGCTGTAAATGGAAAAATACATATATGGAAAAAAAATGCATCTACATTATCGTATACTTACTTACTTGGAACAACTGTTTCCGACATGGCAACTTCAACATATGTAACAATTGCCTTAGCAAAAAATAGTATATTAGATGTTCCATATGATATGATTTGTGTTGTAGGAACAGGAACATTTTCACCAGCTCAAATAGGGAAAGTTCGTGTTTTTAGTATAAATAAAAGTACTGGAGTTTTTACACTATTACAATCATTTACAGTAAGTAGTGTTGCTAATGATAATTTTGGAGTTGCTGTTGCTATAAATGGGACTGGTACTACCTTTGTCGCAAGCAGTAGTAATCCAGCACAAGTGTATATATATAATTATAATTTTATATTATCACAATATTCACTTACACAAATAATTGGTCCAATAGCAGGAGTTAATGATGATTACCCCGGAACTAAATTAGCATTAGATAATATTGGTAATATGTTAGCAATATGTTGCAACGTTGCAAGTCCATTAGGAAATGCTCAAGCAGGTTATGTGAGAGTTTATAATAAAGTTGACAATTCATATAATTTATTTCAAACACTTAATGGAACTACGGTAGGTCAATATTACGGAGCTTATTGTGCATTTTCAAAAGATGGAACTACACTTGTTGTGAATTCAAATGGTAGTTTACCAGATAGTTTTATGTATAAAAAATTTAATGATAGTAGTTATATTGAAATATCATCATTTTCAAACTCAAATATAACTTTTGGCAGATCTATAGCAGTTACTGGTGATGGTGCAAGAGTGCTTGTTGGTAATGATATGCCCGCGTCTAATTCGGGATATGTGTTTGTTTTAGATATAGCAACTTTTCAATTAAAATGTAATAGCGTATGCTGGTCTCCTGAACTTGGAATAGCTGCTGCGGTTGCTAATTCCGGAGCAGATAGAGTAATGACTTCTTCATTAAAAGGGCGGCCTCCAACAAGCTATAACATATTTGATAATAGTTTTAATAGTATTAATGAATCAGGTACTTGGACTATACGCGATTTAAATGTTAATACTATTAACGGACAAGCATATATAGGATTAACCGCAAATAGTGTTAATAGTAGTCATATACAAGATGGGTCTATTACAGGAAGTGATATTGCTAATAGTACTATTACTTATGATAAATTAAATAGTAATGTTACTTCATTAATTACTAATAGCAACATAAGTAGAAACTTTATAGGACAGGTGGGAACCATTACAGAATTATTGATTCCAATTGATATAGTTAATAATGAGTTTGTAGAGGTTGATGTAACCGTTAAATTTGTAACTACATTTAATCCAGAAAATAGACTATGGCTTAATTTTTTTAATGGTTCTAATTATTTTACTTGTAACAATTGGAGATTAACAGACACTCCTTTTTGGACGACTAGTCCTTGGGTTACTAATGCTTATAATGGTATGACGATGTATGACATGGCCGCTGATGCTTATGGGAGAGCAGCCAATGTAAGAGTTAGAATATATAGAAATGATATAGGAGCACCGGTAACCGACCCAAGATTATACATTATAGATGGTGAAAGTCGTTATAGTCGTATTAATGTTGGTTCAACCCAAAGCATTTTTTGGGGTACTATTGAATATAGACCAACACACATACATTTTTCTGTACCTTCAGGTTGTTCGTTTCTTGCTAGGTCTTATGTAACTAATTATAAGTAGTTTTGAGTTGTTTATTAAGTTCCTCAATATATTTAAGATGGGTTTCGTATGCTTTTTGATGTTGCTCGTATATTAGTTCAACCCCTGATAGGTCAAGTTTAGGATTACTTGCTTTTATAGAATCTAATGTAATTTGTTTTTGTGTGGCTTCGTCTATTGCTTCCATTATATATATAATATATAATATTTTATTTAATTTATTTATTTATTTAGGAAAAATAATTTTTTTATTTTATATATAATATATAAAATGAAAATGGACGATTACAAACTTCCTGAATTAAGAACGATTGCTAAATATTTAGAAATTGAAGGTTGGAATAAAATGAAACGTGCCGATTTAGAGGCACAAATATTTTTAAAAGAGGTATCAAATGCGATGATTAATATTATAATATTAATGTCTTAAAAATAATATTATAATGTATTCACTAACAAATCCAAACAAATCCAAACAAATCCAAACAAATCACTTTCTATTACTTAATCGGCTTTTACCCACTTTTGTCTTAGTAAATTTATATTTAATAGTTTTTTTAAAACCCTCTTTTGGAATATATCTAAAAAAGTTCATATTATAAAGTCTGGATTTGCGCGAAAGTTCATTGCTCTTAACTTTATCGTATATTTTCACCTTTTCTTCGCGTATATCTTCTAATGTTTGTTGTTTTCCATAACAGGTTACACTAAATCGCTTTAACAACCCTCTTTGCTCTAAACGATTTTTGATTTGAACTTTAAATAAATATTCAGAAAGACACAATAGTCGGTTTTCATCATAATAAGGTCTATTTGCATAAATAAAAATTAAGTAAAAACTCAAAATAGTGTCTATAGAGGCAACTTTGATTTTGCGCCCTTGTAGTGTTAATACATTATAACTATGACAAGCAACCGTTTTGTAAATAAACGCAATCGCATCATTATTAACAATTATTTCACAATGGTCATCTACATATTCACCAATAGGCTTCTTTTTTCTAATAACAACATTTTTAAAGCCTTCATAATTAAGTTGTTCTTTTAATATTAACGCACTTGACATAGGGTTTTCGCTCAACATATCAAAATCAGGAATAGTATTGACTTGTGCGCGTTCTTTTTTGGGCATATATTGACTATAAAGTGACGCAGCATAACCACCAAAAAACACTAATCCTTGATTTATGAACGATGTTTTACATACTTCATAAAGTTTGTCTCGGTCGCTATCTGAACCATCATAATCTCTCTGAAATTTTATAGATTTACAAAGCTCTCCTTTTAAAGGATAATTTTTGTTTAATAAAGTAATGCGTTTTAATATTTTTTCCCATCGTGTTACATCTCCCATTGGTCTTGACAATTCAACATACATAGCCATACGCAAATAGTTAGGAGGGCAATAATTTATAGCATTTATTTTAATAGCTTTTTTAAATAAGTTTTTAAACAATGTTTTGTCTAAATAGGTTATATCAGCAATGGGAATAAAATTTACAAATACTTTATATGTTCCAGTGTGAACCGATGATTTTGCCTCTACTTCTTCGTAACCAGCTTTATAATATATATTTGTTAACTTTGTCGCATATTCCATTGCTAATGGCGTAAAAAAATCATAGTCAGGTATTTCAATATCTTTGTTATAAAATCTGTCTTGTTCCGGTAATATATTATTTACAGCTGTTCCACCATAACATAGTGTATTATGTGTTCTTAAAAATTCTTCTAATATTTCTATTATTTTCTTTATATTATCAGATTGCACTAATTTTTTTCCTACTTCATAAGTAGCACTATCAATAGCATTTCGTAATATTTTTAATTCTTTTTCTTCAAAAGATTTCATTATATATTATATAATAAATTATATAATATAATGTGTTATTATAATATTTTTCCATAAAATAGAAAATAGAAAATAGAAAAATGCTAGTTATTATTGTTCTCATTTTATCTTCCTGATAAAACACCCTGTAATGCGTTTCCGACATCTTCAAGCTGTCTATGACTTGTAAAAGGAATAATAGCAAAACTAGTTGGAACATTAGCAATTAAATGATTAGGTTTTAAAATCCATGAATAGTTTCCTTTATTTGTAAACTGTGCTATATAGCTTTCTAAATTAGCATCTTTAGTTTGATATTTCATAGCTATAGCATTACAACCGAAACCATAAGCTGACGCAAAATCATTATTATTTACAGAATTATTTAAATTTGGCAATACAATAACAAAATTTCTTTTTGTTTCATCTGTAAACTGACTAGTTTTGCCTGCTATTTCAGTATATCTATAGGTTTTACAATAAGCACTTTTTCCCTTTAAATTAATATATGTTTTCAATTTTGCTAATACAACATTTGTTTCTATTATATTATTTGATGGGTAAAAATCACATATAACAATAATTGTTTTATATAGATCTCTCATTTGGACATTTAATATTGATCCAGTCGTATAATTATGTTGTTTCATTATGCGAAAAGTGTTACTATCCGAAGTAGCTAGATCTAAGTATTGTTCAAATAGTGCACCCATTTTTTCTAACATTGTCAAATTTGTGCTCATAACTCTAAAATTTAAAATCAAAGGATCGCGACTACAATTTGTATGAATAGCATCAAACGCTCGTGTTGTAACGCTACTTAATACATCACCTAAGTCTAAAGAGTTATAGGTTTCTTTTATATAGTTGCTATTTGCGGTTGAGGAAGCTACTATTGGATTATTATTATATGAATAAATTTCAAAATCTAAAAATCGACATCCATTAGAAATTGTTTTTTCTAAAGCACATAAATTAACAAAATTATTTTTATAGCCATCACCACAACAACAATTATAAGCACTTTTAACATAATAATTTTTAAATATAGAATTAGATATATCAAATTTAGTTGTAGTTAGATCCGTTGCGCTACTTGCTTCTACAGTGTTAGCACTTGTAAAATAAGATTTTCCAATATTAGCCCTATAATATTTCTCTAATTTATCACATGTTCGTTGTTCTAACGCTAATCTATCATATATCCAACCAAATAATATTAACAATATTAAAATTACAATACTAATTGTCATATACAAATATAGTGATGGAGTACTATTGTTAGAGTCACTTCCAAAATAATCTTGAAAAAACTTGTTGAACTCTTTGAAAAAACTACCTTTTTTATCTTTTTCCTCCATATTTATATATTAAAACATTTAATTTTAACTAAAATACTTTAGTAGTTTATTAATTAACTAATTTAACTAATTAACTAATTAACTAATTACTTTAATATTAGTATAAAATTATTATAGTATATAAATTATTAGACTATGGCGGGTGGACTATTAAACTTAATAGCTATTGGCGACCAAAATGTTATGTTGACAGGTAATCCTACTAAAAGTTTCTTTAAATCCACATATTCAAAATATACTAATTTTGGGTTACAAAAATTTAGGATAGACCAAGTTGGACAAAAAGAATTGGAGGTTTCAAAATCTACAACGTTCAGTTTTAAAATAGGACGGTATGGTGACTTATTGATGGATACTTATTTAGTGCTAAAATTACCAGCAATATGGAGCCCAGTTTATTACTATAATAAATATAGAGATATTAGTGCTGTTTATAGACCATACGAATTTAAATGGATTAAGCATATTGGATGTCAATTAATGGAAGAAGTTAAAATAATGATTGATGGAATAACTATTCAAAAATTTAGCGGTACTTATTTGCAAAATGTTGTTGAACGCGATTTTGATTCTCATAAAAAAGAGTTATTTGATATTATGACAGGAAATATTAGTGAACTAAATGATCCGGCTAATTTCAATAACCGAAACAACAATTATCCTAATGCATTTAATATAAATGGAACAAACACTGATATTAGCGGGATTGAACCATCTATAAGAGAATATAATTTATATATACCAATTAACAGCTGGTTTACAATGTCGTCTTTTATGTCATTTCCCTTAATATGCTTACAATATAGTAATTTGGTTATTGATTTTAAATTGCGACCATTAGAAGAGTTGTTTACTATTAAAGACGTATTATATGATATGAGTGTAAATACATACAAAATAACTAACTATAATAATATTCCTCAAATACACCCACTTCAAACAACATTAGAATATCAATTTAATAGATTTATAAATCCACCACCATACAGAGATATATCTGGAGACAGTTATATTAATTTGACAAATAGAATAAATAGTAATATACATTTGTTATGTACTCAATGTTTTCTAGATAATGCCGAGCGAGAAATGTTTGCCAAAAATAGTCAAAATTATTTAATTAAAGAGGTCAAAGAATATAGTTTTAAAGAAGTTATTAAGACTAATAAAATTAAATTAGAATCAAATGGATTAATTAGTAGTTGGATGTGGTATTTTCAAAGAAGTGATGTTAAGAAACGCAATGAATGGTCTAATTATACTAATTGGCCTTATGAAAATAGTATTCCAAATGATTTGAAAAAAATCAAGATAGAGTCATCTGATGTATATTATAGTCCTCATTTTACTTATAATAGCGGTGATATTTCCAAAAATATATATTATACAGGGTATAGTCCAACTGTTTATGAACAAACTAATGTATGTGAAATTATGAAAAATTTTGGTATAATATGTGATGGCAAATATAGAGAACAAACATTTGATAGTAGTGTATTTAGCAGAATAGAAAAATACAATAAGTCAAATGGATCTAATTCAAAAGTTGGTTTATATTATTACAATTTTGCTTTAACAACAGACCCTTACAAATTACAACCAAACGGTGCGTTTAATACAAATAAATTTAAAACGATTGAATTTGAATATAATAATTTTGCTAATCCACCTTTTGACATTAGTAATGTGGAGTTTACAACTATTTGTGACCCAGCAACAGGCGCAATAATAGCAACGTCAAAAGACCCTACAAACATTTATAAATATTATTATAATTTGTATATAATGGAAGAAAAATACAATTTATTAATTTTTCAAAATGGTTTTGGTGGGCTCTTATATAATAGCTAAATCTATGTATTATAACTTGTTATAGGTTATAACTATAGCTTATACTAATTTAATTTTTGGAACTTTTCGTGTTCCATTATTTTTCGCTTTAAGCGCTAATTTTAGTGCCTTTGAATTTGCCGAACAACCACGTTCCAATATTTTATAATCTATTGCTGCTGCTTTGCCTCCACTAATAGCACTTGCTAAACGCGCATAACCCCAACTATGCGCACTTTGATTGGGACGCGAACCGGAAGAATAATATGCGCCGCGACCTTTTTTAACAATTTGTAATAAGGCATTTTTAGAACAACCTGTTGCATTTATTAACTCAGAATTTATTGCTATATTTTTAAGTTTATACAACTTTTGCGCTTTTGCTATATGAGCCGATTTTTTGGATTTATAGGAATCAACATTTTTTCGTGTTAAATAGCGCTTCTTTTTATATGCATTACGTGAGGCTTTTAATTGTTTAATTTGTAGTTTTTTATCTTTCAAACTAAGACGACGAGGTAAATATTTAATAGGTATATTTATCATTTTTTATATAATAAATATTATACTATAATTCTATAATATTTATTATATATAAAAATATTATAATATGAATAAAAGTATGAATAAAAGTATGAATAAAAGTATGAATAAAAGTATGAATAAAAGTATGAATAAAAGTATGAATAAAAGTATGAAAGAACAAGTTATGAAAGAAAAAATCATAAAATTTGAAAAAGGACCGCCTGGAAAAAAATACACAGCCTACATTGAAAATAAGACAACCAAAAAAATACGCAAAATACATTTTGGAGCATCAGATTATCAACAATATAAAGATAGAACTCCGCTAAAATATTATTCACATAAAAATCATAATGATAGAAAACGAATGCGCAATTATTTTAATAGACATTCTGGAACCAAAAAAAGAGGCGAAGCAATCAGTTTAGAAAAGAAAAAATCACAGGGCTATTATAATGCTAAAATATTGAGCCATGTATATTTATGGTAAAATCTCAATCACAAGAGTTTCTATGTTGGTTCTTATAGCAATTAATACATCAATTAATTTCTTTTATCACTAACTATACTATATCTTGCTTGAAATGTTGTATTAGAAGTAGTATAAAATCTTAGTGAAGTGGGTCTAGTATCATAGTTACCAAAAAACTCACCACGAAAACGTCCAGTTATATTACTCCATAGACTGTGTCCAGTATAACCCCCCTCAACAAGACCTAGCATATCATATGGTCTAACTATTTTAAATACTAAGAAATTTGAATTTCCATAGAAGTCAGTAACATTCATATCATACATAAGCATTGCTCTATTTATAGGATTACTATCACCTGCCGCATAATTTTGATTTGAAACACCACTTTGTAATGCTACCTCTATAGCTGTATCTCTAAAAAATTGAGAACCAGAAGCATCGTTATACCCAGCATATAATCTTGAAGTATTAGTGTTTCCATAAAATCTAAATGTAGCATGAATCTCAACACTATTATTATTTGATAAATCAATATCAATAGTTACTAACTCTGTTATAGGTGTTACTACATCAACGGTTCTTGTAATAGCAGTTAATTCTAATAGACTTATTCTTGCTAATAGACTATTAATAACACTACTAATATTGTTTGAAGATAAATCGATAACTGTTAATTGATTAACACTAATATTAGTAGCGCTTATATCTTTTATATAAGCGCTACTCCAAATATTGCTTACATTTCCTAAACTAGCAAACTTTATTCTTCTAATTATAACAATACCAGAACCACCACTACCTGCCAGCCCAAAGAAGGCGTCTCCACCGCCACCACCAGTATTGGCACCACCGTTACCACCGTTATCACCACCAGTGCCTCCGTTATTTAAACCCACTCCACCAATTTGACCACCACGAATATCGCTACGAGCAGCACCACCACCACCCCCCAAACCACCGATACCACTTGACGTTAGCTCACCAGAATTTCCACCTGCTCCACCCCAATAATATGACTGTCCTAGTATACTTGATTCCGTACCAGATTGACCTCTACCCACAAAATTAGTAGTTCCACCAGATGCCGTTAGTAAATTAAAAGAGCTGTTCTGTCCAGGTTCCTTTACATAATTTGAATTGGAACCACCATTACCAACAACAATAGAATAATTTATTCCTTCACTAACGTGATATCCTGTTATAATTCTTACATCTCCACCTTTGCCGCCACTGCCGCCGCCGCCCGAACTACCACCCCCTACAATCAATACTTCTACTGTTCCTGTAAATGGTGCACTAAATGTTCCACTACTAGTGAACGTATATATATCTTGAATACCAATAACAGTATAAGGTATTATAGTGTTTACACTAATATTAGTAGCGCTTACATCATTTATATATGCGTTTCCCCAAGGTTTATTAGAAAGACCAATGGTTCCTTTATTAGGAAGGAGCGGATTTAAATTAGCACTTATATCAATATTTGAAATGCTTATATCATTTATATATGCGTTTCCCCAGCGTTTATCAGAAAGACCAATGGTTCCTTTATTAGGAACTAGCGGATTTAAATTGGTGCTTATATCAATACTAGAAGCACTTATATCATTTATATATGCGTTGCCCCATGCTCTATTAACAAGACCAATGGTTCCTTTATTAGGAACTAGCGGATTTAAATTGGTGCTTATATCAATATTTTCAAAAGTCCAATTACCGCTTTCATCAATATTATTAAAACTACTATCAAATATGTTATAACTTGTTGGAGGACGACCTTGCAAGGAAGAAGTCATTAATCGAGTAGCGCCCGTAAAAGCAATAATAACAAATATTCCAAGTTCTGGAGACCAGCAAATATTTCCCCAACTACTTACATTACCTACACTTATTTGATTCCATATTTTTCCATTATGAGAAGTCATTAGCGCATATGTGTGATTTCCAGAACTAGCAACTCCGTTTCCAGAACTATCCCAACCAATAGCAGCAAATAATTTAAGTTCTGAACACCAACATACATTAAACAAATGACATAAATATGTAAAACTTTGTGTAATGGAAATCCAAGTTTTTCCATTTTCAGAAGTCATTATTTGTTGATTAGCATTAACATAACCAACAGCAACAAATAATCCCAACTCTGATGACCAGCAAACACCAAGATAACCTTTAGTAGATGATGTGTGTCCTGTCCATATTATACCATCTCTGGAACTCATTATATTAGAAGGTTGAGATATATTAGAAACAGCAACAAACATTCCAAGTTCTGGCGACCAACAAATACCCCACCAAGATAATGCACCAAGAGTATTACCTAAGTCTATTGGACTCCATATACTTGCGTCACTAGAACGAGAATACATTACTCTAGAAGTATTATTAGTAGTATTAAACCCAATCGAAATAGCAACAAATATTTCCAGTTCAGGACACCATATAACTCTATACCATTGATTATTTAAATTAGTTCCATCAAGTAGTTTAGGAGTCCATGTTTTTCCATCACTAGAAATCATTACTCTATTATCGTTACTACCACCGGAAGCAACAGCTACAAATATCTTATGTTTAGGAGACCAACAAACACTACGCCAATTATTCATTACAACAGGAACAGACACCCATATTATTCCATCATGAGACCACATTAATCTATTATTTCCGGTATTAGTATCAGATGTGTCACTTGTAGCAACAAATATTCTAAGTTCTGGAGACCAACAAATCCCATGCCATCTAATATTATTATTTACTGCTCTAATAGTCCATTTAGAAACTGCCTTTGCACCACTTGAATAAGGATTTAAGCCAGGATAAGCATCTTTTGCCAATCCATAATAACCATTTACAGCAGACCAACTTGGGTCGCCACTAATGTTTTGATATATTCTGTTTCTAGTAGTTATATTATTATTACTAGCATCAGCCGATAGTTGATTTATATTTCTTATATTACCACCGCTTACATTAAATATTATATTTCCGCTTACACTAATATTAGAAACGCTTACATCATTTATATATGCGTTGGCCCATGCTCTATTAACAAGACCAATGGTTCCTTTATTAGGTACTAGCGGATTTAAATTAACGCTTATATCAATAGACGAAACGCTTACATCATTTATATATGCGTTGGCCCAGCGTTTATCAGAAAGACCAATGGTTCCTTTATTTGGAACCAGTGGATTTAAATTGGTGCTTATATCAATAGACGAAACACTTATATCATTTATATATGCGTTTCCCCAGCGTTTATTAGAAAGACCGATAGTTCCTTTATTGGGAACCAGTGGATTTAAATTAACACTTACATCAATATTTGAAACACTTATATCATTTATATATGCGTTTCCCCAGCGTTTATTAGAAAGACCGATAGTTCCTTTATTGGGAACCAGTGGATTTAAATTAACACTTACATCAATAGACGTTACGCTT